GAGCGCGGCTTCGACGGTTTCGCCGAGGGCGGCGGTGCCTGCCGCCACACCGAAGATGGAGCCGACGAGCAAGCCATCGCCGGAGGTGACGGCATAGGGTGCGGTCAGGGTGATGGTATTGCCGGGCTGGACGTAGGTTTTCATGGGGAGGATCCTTGTGGAAAGACGAAGGGCGGCCCGATGGGACCGCCCGTGTGTCAGGGTTCAGCATGGGTCGCGGGTTACGCGCCCGGGTTCTTGTAGAGGCCGCGCCAGTCGATGGCCTTGGCCCCGAAGTCGAGGCGGCACTTGATCTCGACCCCGTCGACGTCGAAGCCGTTGCGGGTCTCGATATAGGCGCCCTGCTGACCCTCGAGATAGGCGTATTCGATGGTGTCGATCTGGTTGGGCGAGGCCGCCAGATACCAGGAAATGGCGCCGGCCGCATCGAGACGCGGCTCGCTGATCGGCGACAGCGTGCGGATCGACTGCGGCACCACCTTGGCACTGTCGGCAGGCACGAGGTTCTGGGCCACCAACTGCTCGGCCTTCAGTTCGAGGGCCGCAGGGACGATCAGGAAGGCGGGGCGGATGTTCAGCACCGTCTTCTTGTCGAGGCCGGTCTGCAGCGCCATCGCCGCCCGCGCAGCGCCGACACTCGCCACATCCAGCGCAGCGCCCGTCGCGGCGAGGTTCTTGTGCGTGGTGTGGAAGAGCGCGTTGCCATCAGCCATCGCCGGGTTGGCGGTGATGATGCCCCAGACGACGTCGCTTTCCAGCTGGGCGATGGAGTTGCCGTACATCGCCGGGATGCGGGTGAAGGCGTCGAGGTCGTCGTTGATCAGGACCTGCCGGGTGATCGCGACGACCCGGCCATAGGTCTTGACCTTGTAGCTCTCCTTGCTTTCGCCCAGCGTCCCGCGCTTGAACTCGCCGCTTTCGCCGACCTCCAGAAGCTGAGGAGCCTCGCCGAGCTGGACGCGGTGCATGGACTTGAAGTCGGTGGCCAGCACCTGGCGGCAGAAGAGCGCGAAGGTCCGGGGGTAGGCGTCATAGGCCTGCCGCAGGGTCTTGTTGGTAACGGCCGACAGGATCTCGGGGAAGTCCGAGGTCGAGTGCAATGCGCGCGTCGCCACCTCGTCGCGCGACAGCCCCCGCGTATTGACCCCGGCATTGCCGAGGCTTTCTCGGGCCAGTTCCAGCAGGGTCATGCCGCGATACTGGCGCGCGGCATCCTCGAGCGGGAAGAGCGTCGGGCTGTAGCGGTGCAGGAGCGCGTTCGCCACCGCGTCGCGGCGGGTGATGCGCTCGTCGCGGCCGCCGAGGGGCACGGAGACGTGGGGGAAGGTCCGGGTCTCGTCGGATTTCGCGGCGACCTGGTCGAGGATCAGGCGGCGGGACTCGTCCACGCTGACGCCGCGCTTGACCAGATCCTCGGCGAAGCTGCGCTCGAGGTTCAGGCGGCCGGTCAGATCGTAGATCGTCGAGACGCGGTCGCGCTCGGCCTCGCGGGCGCGGGTCGCGATGGCCTCGGTGTCGGGCGCGGGCGCCGGTTCCGGCATGCGCGCGGTCGTCGGTTCGGGCTGCTGGCGGGTCTCGGTGCTGGCGGGGACATCCCCGGCCACGGTGGTCGTGCTCTCAGGCATGGATGCCTCCTTTTGCATGCGGGTGTCGACGATCTCGACGGGATAGCTGGCCTGATCGGCAGCGCGGACCTGCGCGCGAGGATCGGCGGGAACGGTCACAAAGCTGACCTCGAGCGGGGTCCAGCGCTCGACGATGCGTTGCTCGACCTCGCCCTTGGCGGTGGGCTCGACCACCTTCACCCGCTCGATGGAATAGCCGACCGAGACGTTGCGGATGATGCCGTCGCTGATCAGGCCGAACATGCGGTCGGCGGCCGGGTCCAGCCCCTCGCGGGGGAAGCGGATGGTGGCCTTGCCTTCCTTGCCCTCGATCCAGGCGCGTTCGACCACACCGACCTGCGAATGCGAGGACCAGACCGAATGGCTGTCGAGCGCCGGGGCACCGGCATTGAGGCGCGTCAGGTCCACCGCCCTTTCACTGACCTCGAGGATCTCGTCGAAAGGCACGGAGGTATCCCACCCGGTCCAGCGCCGTCGCCGGACGGCCGCGCCGGTGGTGAAGACCACATCGACGGATCGGGCATCGGGATTGACGGTCGCGGGCAGGATAGGCGCGCGACGCAGCTGCATCGGCAGGGCGACCGGGGCCGCCATGATCGTGTCGGGCATGGCCCTAGTTCTCCTCTGCGTCGGATTGGGGTTCGGTCGTGGCACTGGCCGGATCGCCCGCCTGCGCGCTGCCGGTCTTGGTGACGCGGCGCGGATCGCTGTCGAGCACGAGGCCGAGACCGTCGAGCTTGGCGTTGGTCGCGGCGATTTCCGCCAGCACCGCGTCCGGGTTGTGGCCCTGCCGGGCGATGGCCTGCGCCAGCGTCATCGTGCCGGTCCGGATCGCCAGCAGGTCGGCCATCGCATCCTTGTAGGGGTCGACGGCGTCGAACTTCGGCGGCGACCATTCCACCGGCACGTCTGGCGTCGAGATCTGGCCCGCCACCCATGCGGCTTCAGTGAACCAGCGCCAGACCGGTGCGCAGAGCATCGGGATGAAGAGCTGCCACTGGACAGCATCGATCATGCGGCGGAACTCGACGAGGCCCGCCCGGATTGAAGAATAGTTGACCTGGCTGAGGTCCCCGGTCAGCAGCTCGTAGGGCACGCGGAACCCGGCCGAGATCGTGTGCAGGCTCGCGCGCTTGTATTCGCCGTAGCCGCCGGTGGCGGACGGCTGGTTGAAGCGAATGTCCTTGCCGCCACGGGCATAGGCGATCAGTCCCGGCTCGAACTGCTCGACCCGGTTGCCGTCGGCATCGACCACGGAGGGCGCGATACCCTGCTGCGCCTCGTCATCGCCGAAGACGATGGCGGTGACGCAGGCCTCGGTCTTCTTGCGGACCAGTTCGGCCACCTCGTAGTCGTCGAGATCACGCAAGCTGCGGATCACCGGCGCGCCCCAGGGAACGCCGCGCGCCTGCGTGCGCTGCTTCTCATAGACATGGACGATCTCAGTCGCGGGCACCGGCCGTGAACCAAGCCCGCCCTGCAGCGCGCCCCATGCATCGCCGGGGTGCGCGCCATGCAGCCAATAGGCCCGGCGCTTGCCGACCGGATCGAACTCGATCCCCTGCACCAGACGTCCGTCGCCCAAGGCGCCGGATTTAGTGGCGTCGAGGAAGTCAGCCTCGAGCACCTGCAGTTGCAGCGGCACCGCCAGTCCATCGCTGGCCCGCCGAAGTCTGCGCCGAACCAACACCTCGCCCGCCTCGACCATCTCCCGGCAGATCAATGTTTGGAGCCCGTAGAAATCCAGCTGGCCGTCGGCATCACAATCGGCCGTCCAGCGTTCGAACAGCGCATCGACCTTCCGGTCGAGCGTGTCGTCGCCGCTGGCGGCGCGCGGCATGATGCCCGCGCCGATGATGTTGTTGACCAGCACCGCCACCGCCTTGGCTGCATGCGGGTTGTTGCGCACGAGATCCCGCATCCGGTCGCGCAGCAGCGCCCCGGCGACGCCGATCTCGGTATCGGCCGAGGATCCTGGCGCGCGCCAGCCGTCCGTGCGCCGCCCCTTGGACGCGCCGTCATAGCCGCGCGTCAGGGTCTCGAACGCCTGCCGTGCCAATACACGCCGAGCAGCCATTCGCGGGGCGACGGAGGCAATGGCATGGTCCATCCAGTTCGCGGGCATCAGCGATCCCCACGGCTGAAGCCCGCCAACCCGGCCACGGGCAGCGGCCGGGTCGTTCCGGCGATGGCGCGTTCGATGGTCCGAATGCGGCCCAACAGATCCTCCGCCGAGCCGTAATCCACCGACTTGCCATCATAGCTGACCCGGGTCGTGCCGCTGGCATAGGCCCGGCGCAACGCGGCCAGTTCGGTTTCCGTCCAGTCGGTCATGTCAGAACCATCCTCCGCGTCGGCCAAGCCAGTCCGACTGCCGTTTTCCCTGGGGTGCGGCTTGCGGCCGGTTGACCCGCCCCGCGCCATCCATTTCCGTCGGCGCGGCCCCGAGTTGATCCTCGAGATCGCGCCATTTCTCGTCGGTCCAGCGATCCGCGCCCGCGATCCAGGCGGCGGCGCGGGCATAGACCCGGCAATCCAGCGCCTCGTTGCGTTCGCGCAGCTTCTGCCATTCCAGCCGGGCAAAGCCCCGCTTGGTGCGGACCGTCACCAGTTGTTCGGCCACGAACTGCTTCAGCCATTCGTTCTCGACCCAATGCGGCAGATGCACCGAGCCGGGCGGGAACGCCGCCCCCTCGGCCATGTCCTCTTCGGTCGGCCGTTCCAGCCGCAGGAAGCGATAGGTTTCGGCCTTGAAGGTCGACACCGCCACCGTCCAGAGCCGCGCCCCGCGCCGCAGCCGCTTGCCGCCCTCGGTCGCGTCGACAAATGTCGGCCCCGAAACCGGGCTCGAACGGTTGAACCCCTCGACGCCCTTGACCGGCGATACCTGCGCGAAGCCTTGCGCCCGCGACCAGGAATAGACCGCCGGGGCCTCGTATCCGGTGTCGATGGCAAGCCGCGCGATGCGAAGATGCGCACCACGTTCGTGCGACCAGGACCGGTCCAGCAGCGCCGTCAGTTCCGACCACGCGTCGTGCCGATCCGGCCCGCCCTCGATCACGACGTGATCGACCAGCCAGCTTTCGAGGCCGCGACCCCAGGCCCAGACATCGACCTCGATCCGGTCTTTCTGAACGTCGGCCCCGGCAGTCAGGAACAGCCCGCCCGCTGGCACCGTGCCGGATTTCCAACGCTCGCGCCGGTCGTAGAGCCTTTGCCAGTCCGGCGCTTCCCCGGTTTCGACCCATGTCTCACCAAGGATCGTGTTGCGGAACGCCTTGATCGCCTCGTCCGACCCTTGGGCTGCTTCCCACGACCGCACGATCCGCTCCCAACTCAGCCAGCCGATCGGCGAATAGAGCGCCGAGAGGTGATACCCGACCGTTGTCGGATCGGCGGCAACGACAGTTGCGCGCCATTCACCCGCTTCCAGCATCGCCGTCTTGTGGTGTTCACCGATGGGCTGATCACAGCCTTCGCAATGATATTCCGCCGTTTCCGGCTTGCCTTTCTGCCAGCGCAGCCGGTCGAACTTCAGCCATTGCGCATGGCCACAGTGTGGGCACGGCACGAAGAACCGGCGCTGGTCCGAGGCCTCGTATTCCCGTTCGATCCGGCTCAGCCCCCGGATGGTGGGCGTCGAGACCAG